AGCGACAAAGGGATTTGATGCTCAAAGTGCATTGATAAGTGGTGCATTTCCTCTATTGTTTGGTCAAGGTCCAGTGGGTGCAATAGCTGGTGGTTTAGGTGGTGGTATCGGTGGAATGTTTGGAACAATGGGTGGATTTGCAGGAGGTATTGCTGCAACTGCAATAGTCCAACAAATTCAGAACGCTATTAGCGGAATTAGTGAATTAGGTAAGGCATTAGGCCCATTTGCTAAGAATACTGATGCTGTCACAACAGCTTTAGGATTGCAGGGTTCAGCAGAAGAAGCTCGCATACAGATGCTTGAAAAAACACAAGGTAAGACAGCAGCTTTCAATGCAGCTATGCAGGTAATGAATGTGCAAATAGGTGAGAGGGGTGTTGATGCTTTAAGTGAATTTGGTGAGACAACTAGATTAATGAACAATCAGTTTGCCATTGCCATAACCCGAATAGGAGCATTTACAGCAGGACTACTTAACTTTGTAAATAAAACTCTGGGTATTCAACAAGGACTTAAGAAAAGTGAGGCTGATCGTGCATTAAAATTAGGAATAGCTGAAAAAGATCCCAGAGCCTTAGAACTACAGGCAAGACAAGCTGAAATAGATGCTATGCCGAAAGTTAAACAAATAGTAGATGTACCTGGTATTGATGGTCCGCAAAAGCAGATTATTGCTCTTCCAAGTAAACAGGCTGAAGAGGCACAAGCAGTGTTAGACCTAGATAAGCAGAGGTTTAGTGTAATAAGAAAAACAGAAGCAGAAGCAGCACAATTAACTGAAAAGTTTGATTCTTTAATCAGGGCTAATAAAAAAGAGGAAGAACTTACTGCAAGAATACTGGAATTGAGGAAAAGTGGTTTAAATCCCGAAGTAGCTAAAACTGTAGCTGAAATAGAAAAGCAGGCAAGTGTTAGTAAAGAAGCATTGGACTTTGAGATAAATCAATTAAAGAAAAAGGAAGAGCAGGGAGATGTGTTAAGTGTTGATGAAGAAACCAGATTAGATACTCTAATAAAACAAAAAAATGCTATAACCGATGGGGTAAAAGGTTTAGACCAAAAATTACAGAAAACACACGATCTTACCGAGGCAGCGACCCAAACTTTAGATGCCTTTGAAAAATTAAGAGACACAATAACAATAGATATAGGCAACGGAATTAAAGGTCTAATAAAAGGAACTGAGTCTTTAAATGATGTAATGAGTAATGTTTTAAATAAAATAGCGGACGCTGCAATGAATATGGCTATTTTTGGAAATGTAGGTGGTAGCTCTATAACTGGAGGTTTATTAGGAGGTTTAAGTAAACTTTTGCCTTTTGCAGAGGGTGGAAATCCACCAGTAGGTAAGCCATCAATTGTTGGTGAACGTGGACCAGAATTGTTTGTTCCTCGAACTGCTGGAACGATTGTCCCGAACGATCAATTAGGTGGAGGCGTTGTTGTCAATGTAAGTGTAGATGCAAGCGGTTCAGCCGTTTCTGGTAGCGATCAAAAAGGTAATCAATTCGGTCAAGAGTTGGCAATAGTTATTCAACAGGAGATAATAAGACAGAAAAGAAGTGGAGGTTTATTGTCTTAATGGCTGATTTTGATACACAGGTAAATATCAAACCTACTTATGGACAAAGAAAAAATCAAGCACCGAAACAACGTGTGGTTTCTCTGGGTGATGGGTATGAACATCGCTTGACTGTGGGTTTGCAACAAAATCCAAAAGTTTATAATTTATCTTTTGAAGTATCAAAGCTTCAAGCAGAAGTTATTGATGGTTTTTTAAGGAGTAGAAAATTTAAAAATGAAAGTTTTACTTACACTCCAGAAGGTGAAGGGTTCACAAAAACAGGTACTTATGTACAAAATGATGGTTCAGATGCAAGTGCTTCAGGAACAGTTATAACAGCAACTGTAAACAATCATGGATTATCTGCTGGAGATACTATTACTGTTGATTTTGATAGTGGTGCGGCTGACGGAACTTATACTGTACAAAATGATACTGGAATAAATACTTTCACTTTAACTGCTTCTTCAGCAAATATTACCTCTACAGCATTATCAATTACAAAATCAGGACAAGGCAAATATATATGTGACAGTTGGAATATTTCTATTCCATATCTTAATAGATGCACAGTAACAGCTACATTCGTTGAAGTATTTGAACCCTGATGGCAATACCTAATTCTTCATTACAAAAAGTTGATCCCTCTGCAATTATTGAACTTTTTAAACTTGAACTTATAGAGGGAACACATTATGCAACTGGTAACCCTGATTCTGTAACCACAGTTTATAGATTTCATAGTGGCACAAGTTTAAAAACTAACAATGCTATTGTTTGGGCGGGTGATACCTATGACAGATACCCTGTTGAATGTGCTGGTTTTGAGTTGTCCGGACAAGGTGTAATTGCAAGACCTCAAATGAGAATAAGCAATATATTATCTTTATTTACTACTTTAATGGCTACTGTTAACAGCTTTAACTTTGGAAATGATCTCGTAGGAGCTAAATTTACAAGAATACAAACTATGGTGGAATTCATCGATGCTGTAAACTTTGCGAATAATCTTAATCCTTTTGGTACGCCTGACACCTCAAAAGAATTACCGAAAAGAATATATGTATTAAATAAAAAGAATCTTGAAACAAGAGAGATAGTTGAATATGAAATGGTTGCGGCAATTGATTTACCAAATGTTGAACTACCAACAAGAATTGCTACTAAAAAAATATTTCCAGCGATAGGTGATTTTATTTAATGAATACTTGGGAAACTTCTATTTTTCAGCATATAAATAGCAAAAGTGGTGAGGAATGTTGTGGCCTTTTAGCAAAGCAAGGTGAAAATACAATCTTCTTTCCTTGTAAAAATCATGCAGAAGATAAAAATAATAATTTTTTAATTTCTCCTGATGATTGGATAGAAATAGAGGATAAGGCTAATATAATTGGTATAGTTCACAGTCATCCTAAAGGCGGTTTAAAAATGTCAGAAGGTGATATAAAAAAATGTGTTGCCCTTGACTATCCTTTCTATCTATTCAGTGTTGAAAAACAAGATTACAGGATTTTCTATCCCAAAGAATACAAATGACAAAGACAAAAATAATTTTATATGGCAAGTTAGTAAAACTAATAGGGCAGAAGGTTTTTTATGCAAAATTAAATACTGTAGGTCAGGTTTTTAGTTTTTTAAAAGCTAATTATCCACAGCTTCAAGATAGTTTTTTAAAAACAAATTATTGTATTAAAGTTGGTGAAAAATATATTAATGAGAAAAGTATAAATTATCCACTAAGTAATCAAACTTTGAGATTAGTTCCTGTTGCTGAAGGTGCTTTTATTGGTGCTGTGTTTGGTTTTATTGCAACGCAAGTTATACCACAAGCAGCTACAGCGTTCGCACTTAATACCGCTTCAAATCTATTAAAACCTACTCCAAAACCGCCTAATATTAATAATCCAAATACCACCAAAGCACAAAAAGATAAGTCAATATCAGGTTCTTTTAACGGCATTACAAATACAGTTAATGCTGGAACTGCAATACCTTTGCTTTATGGAGAAACTATAACTGGAAGTATCGTCATTTCATCTTCGGTTGATACAGTTCAATTTTCTGGCAAAGGTAAGGAGGAATATAATTAAATGTTTGATCCAGATAAATCTTTAAGTGTAAAACCACCTAAAAAACCAAAACAGTTAACTACAGTACAATATGCACTTTTAGTAGAGGCAATCGCCGAAGGCGAAATTGAGGGTTTTCCAGCACCAGTTTCAGAGAATTTTAAATTAGGAAGTTTTAATTATAATCAGGCCGCCAAGAAAAATATTTTCTTAAATGGAACACCAATTCTTAAGGGATCTGCTGATTTATCTGTTATTGATAGTAGTGGTTTTTTAGATATTGATGATGGTGAGTTTAATTTTAAAAATATAGGTTTTGATTTTAGAAAAGGTGTTATTTCTCAAGGTTCTGCTAAAACAGGCACTTATTCTGCCAGTTCATCCACAAAATTAACTACAATTACTATTTCAAATCATGGTTTTTTACAAGGAGATATTTTAAAAATTGACTACACAAATGCTGTAGGACAATCTTTTATGAATGAATCTGGAACGTTTTCTATACAAAGCATTACTGATGCAAATAATTTTACTGTTGTTAATAAAAAAGTTTTTCCAGCAGTTGCCGAAGTTAATTCAACTGGTACTTGTTCTGTTTTCTTACAAGCTCAACAGCCACTAGAAGGGCTTATATCAGTAGAACTTCCTGTAAATTCTGGCACTTTGGGTACTGAAATTACAAAAGAAACACCTGTCACAATACAAGTCCCGCATGATGCAAATAATCCAGCAGATGAGGTGAGAGTAACAATATCTGCTGATCAATTTACAAGTAAAAATGGCAAAGGTAAAACAACAGTTATTTATAAGATAGAAATTGTAGATAATGCCGGTGCGGTTTATGCAATAGAAGACATGCAATATCAACTAGGCAAAAAAGCAAAAAAATTTGATGCAATGACTATTACAGGAAAAACAACAAAGCCTTTTTCAAGAGATCATATAATCAAACTTTTAGATTCTTATTCATATCCAGTTTCAATAAAAATAAGTCGTATTACTTCAGACACGCCTAAAAATTCTTTTGACAAAATTAAATTTTCTGGTTTATCAAAAATTTTTCTAGAAAATAATTCTTATGATGGTATTGCTCATCTTGCTTTAAGGTTTGATTCTCAACAGTTTCCAAGCCTACCAAAACGGTCTTATTTGCTCAGAGGAAAAAGAATAGCTATACCACATAACGCAACTGTAGATACAAAGACAGGTGGTTTAACTTTTAGCGGAACCTTTGATGGAACTTTAAAAACAACTAAAGAATGGTGTGCTTGCCCTGCTTTTGTTTTATATGATGTACTTACAACAGAGCTTTCTGATTTTATTGATTCAACTCAACTTGACATTTTTTCTTTTTACAATGCCTCTGTTTATTGTAATGAGCTAGTCGAAAATTTAGTAACAGAGGGAGAAAAGGAGCCAAGATTTAGTTTTAACGGTGCTATCAGTGAGCAACAATCTGCGTTTGAGGTTATTAATAATATATGCACAAATTTTAGAGCAGTTCCATTTTTTAGTGAGGGTTTAGTAAAAATTAATCAAGACAGGCCACAAACAACACCAGATTATATTTTTAATAGAAGTAATGTAACAGAAGAGGGTTTTTCTTATATTGGTACTGACATCAGAGATAGAGCTAATAAAGTTTCAGTAAGTTATTTCGATAAGACTTTACAAAAAAATCAATTTGTAACAGTTGATTTAGCTGATTTATTTTCATCTTCTTCTTTTACAAATGATACAAATGCAAAATTAGCTCTTGGAGTTATTCATAAAAAAATTGATTCATTCTGTTGCACTTCTTTTGGTCAGGCAAAAAGACTTGCAAGATTTACTTTATTTGAAGATCAAAGAAGTACAGAAACTATAAATTTTGAAACAACCATAACTGAAGGTGTTTTATTACAACCAAATCAGATTATTGGTGTTAACGATCCATTAAAAGCTGGAGTCAGAAGAGGAGGAAGAATTGTATCTGCCACAACATCAACAGTAGTTGTTGATGATACAGGATTTACTGATATACCTACAACAAATACTCCTAAAATAAGTGTTATCTTACCTGATGGGACATTAGAAAGCGGAACTATATCAGGCGTTTCAGGGGATACTGTAAGTGTTAATAATATTACTAGGGCAGATGGATCGACTGGCAACTCAACATTTACGACAGCACCACAGGCAAATAGTGTTTTTGTTGTTGAAAATACAAGTATTGCTCTTGCTCTTTTTCGTGTTTTATCAGTAAAAGAAAATACTGAAACAAAAACTTATGCAGTCAATGCCATTACTTATCATGCTGACAAATATGATTTTATTGAAACTTTTGAAACTGACTTATCGTTACAAACAGCACAAACAACTGTTTTAAATCAAATTATTGACGCACCACAAGATTTATCAATACAAGAGGAAATATATGCAGAAAATGGACAATTAAAAAGCAAAATTACTCTTTCATGGCAACCTGTTTTAGGTGCAACTGGGTATAAAGTAAATATTTTCCCACCAGAACAAGACTTTATAGAAATTAACACTCAATCAACCACTGTTGACATATTAGATGCACAACTTGGTAAATATGATATTGATGTTTTTTCACTTAATGGTGCTGAAATTTCAAGCGGTTCGCCAATAGAGATTGAGGATTTTGAAGTTGTTGGAAAAATTACACCACCTGATGATCTAACTGGGTTAACAGTAGAACCTGTTGATAAAAACTTTGTAAAATTATCTTGGAATAAATCAGAGGATGTAACGGTTTTAAATGGCGGAAGCATATATATCAAGCATACAAATCTTACAACTGGTGGAAGTTTTCAAAATTCCAGTCCGATTATTGAAGCTGTAGCTGGTATGTCAACAGAGGCAATTGTTCCTAAACTTGCTGGTACTTATGTAATTAGAGCAAAAGATGGTAATGGTACTTTTTCAACAAATGAACAGACAGTTCAGTTTACGGTAGAGGATTCTGAAGCAGAAGATGAAGAGACTATAAATAATGTTGATGAGGACACTACAAATTTCCCAGGAACTAAAACAGGTGTTGAAACTGGTACGGGTGGAACTGATATAAGATTAATTCTTGCAGGGGATGGTATTTTTGATGAGATTACAGATTTTGATACATTAACACCAAACTTAGACCAGATTGGAGATAATATTGCAACCACTGGAACGTACGAATTTAATACAAAAGGTGATCTAAGTGCTAATAATAAGATGCCTACACATTTTGTGAAAAACATTGCAGCTACTACTTTTCTTAAAAATACAGAGATTGATACAAGAAATGAAATAGATTTGTTCTCTGATATTGATGGAACGAAAGTTGATGAACCAAGAGTTGATTTATTTATAGCAACAACAGATGATGATCCTGCGTCAGGTAGTGCTACTTTTAGTGATTTTGAAAAATTTAGTAACGCAACATATAAGGGAAGAGGGTTTAAATTTAAAGCTGTATTAACATCAACAAAACCTGATGAAAATATCAGAGTAACTACGTTACGAGCTACAGGATCTCTTGCACCAAGAACAGAGACACAAAGAGACTCGACCATTACTGAAATCACAAGTGGTAATACTGTTACTCCTGATTCTGAAGGTTATATTGCAAGCGGTTCAACTGGCGTTAACGTAGTATTTTCTAAACGATTTAAAACACCGCCTACAGTAAATATTTTTCCTAGAGCAAGTTCTAGAGCAAATACAGTATATTATCAACCAGTATCAGTTTCAGAAACAGGTTTTACAATCAGATTTATAGATAGTAGTGATGCAGTTACATCAGTGCTTTTTACATTTACTGCAACAGGTTTTGGAAAAGGTGATACATCATAGGCATATTTTCTTTTTTACTGTAAACTTAAATTATTAAATAGAACCTAATGGCAAGAGTTGATACTACAGGAGGAAACGGTTTCACCTGTGATAACAATGTGGGGAGTGTGTTTCGTCAAAAAATAAATCAATGTTTTGCTGCCATAAATTCTTTAAATTCTGGTTCTGGTAATCCAGCAATTAATACTGCATATCAGCCATCAATAAACTCCGATACTGATATTTTATCCATAAGAAATGGAGCTAATAACGCATATATAGAATTAGGATCTATAGATACAAATTTTGGTATAAATAAACCAGCTTTTGCAGTCCGACCAAGTGGAGCGCAAGCAATAGCAAACACCACTTTTACCATTGTCAATAACAATACAGAAATTTTAGATACAGACAGTGCATATAATACTTCTACTTATAAATTCACAGTACCAACCGCAAAGGCTGGAAAATATGTAATCGGTGGTCAGGTTTGTATTGATGATTTACAGGATGGTGATGCGATCCAAATGTCTTTCTACGTAAATGATGCACAGCTAACGGCATATGGTAAGGTCTCAAGGGCTTATTGTTCTGCGGCTGATGTGTTTACTTCAGTTCATGCTCAACTTATATTGGATTTGTCAGTTGGAGATACTGTGGCACAATATGTAGAGCATAATGAAGGTAATAACCAAAATACAGTCACGGCTGAAACTTGGTTTTACGGATACAGATTAACGGTGAGCTAAATGGCACAACATTCGGGAAGCATATCAAATGGAACGGGCAGTGCAGTCCGTACCGACATCAATAATGCTCTTGCTGCAATAAATTCCAATAATGCGGGAGCATCAGACCCTAGCACTACATATGCCTATCAATGGTATGTTGATACAGGAGATAACACTTTAAAGATAAGAAATGCGGCTAATAATGCCTTTATTAATGTTTCAACTGTAGGAGGGATTGGAACAGAAAATTTAGGTTTAGGAACGCTAGGCTCTGGCATCAACAATGTAAGTGAGGACAGTTCTCCGCAATTGGGAGCTTCATTGGATGTACAAGCGTTTGAAATAACTACAGCAACAACAAATGGCAATATAAAACTTACGGCAAACGGTACAGGCTTTGTTGAAGTTAAAGGTAATACAAATGCTGGTACGATACAACTTAACTGTGAGTCAAATTCTCATGGTGTAAAACTACAATCCCCTGCTCATAGTGCGGCTCAATCTTATACTTTGATATTGCCAGATAATCAGGTGGCAGCAGATAAATTTTTAAAGGTAAAAAGCATAAGTGGAAGTGGAGCTACAGCTATAGGACAGTTAGAATATACTGACACTTTCACTGGCTCAGTTACTTTTGAAGATGCGATCATTGAAAATGTCTTTACCATTACAGATGGTTCAAGCGTTGATTTAGATCCTGATAATGGAATGATTCAACAGTGGACACTAGGAGCTAATAGAACAGCTACAGAAAGCTTAACTGCTGGACAATCAATGTTGTTAATGGTTGCTGATGGTTCGTCTTATGCTTTAACTTTTCCCACAATGACATGGGTAGGAGGTTCAGCACCTACATTAGCTACAAGTGGATTTACTGTAATAGAACTGTGGAAAGCTGGTAGTACATTATATGGTGCAACAGTTGGAGATGTAGCTTAATGCGGAATCATTTTTTAAGGGCTGCTGCTGGTAATACAGGACTTGCATCAGGCCAGTACTTTCCAATGTTTGCCATAAAATTATTTGATGCAGGGAGAACAACTGGTTCTAGTGCTAATCCTCCAACGTTAAATACATCTGACTGTGAAATTCCAATGAGAAGAGCATTATCATTTGATACTGGCAATACTACTGAGCTTACTGGTTCTGAAACAATGTCTGAAATAGTTTCAATATTAGACACAAGTAAATACACATGTAATTCACAATTTAAAAATTTGAATATTAATGGTATAAAAATTGAACACTGGCAAAATAGCAGCACAAAATATAATGATGCAGAAGTGACCTTTAATGGTACTGGATTTAATATTTATGATCATGCCTGTAATACTGGAGCAAACTTATTTGTTGTTAATACAAATAATTTTCCTTCACAAATAGGAGACATTACAGCTTTATATCTTGATGGGGCTTCTGAATCTCACACAGGTAGTAAATTTTTTGTAAATCATTCTACAGCCACAGCCACAGCAGGGACAGGTGGTTGGCAAGCAGACACAGGAGATTATTGTTTTCTTGGGATTTCTGACAAGGCACATAATACAGCAGGAAATGACACTCTTGATAAAGAATTTGCCACTAGTAAAGGATTAGCGTTTGGAATATCTGATTCTAATGGTGGTGATGTTGTTGGTGGCGTTCAACAAACACCAAGAGAAGGGATTAGTAGAAGAAATGATGCTTACGATAGTTTATTCACAAATTGGCAACAAAAACTTAGTCTTTCATCCAATGCTCATTCTGGCAACACAGTAAGTGGCTATGCTATCGTTCGAGGGAAAGTCATTTAATTATGAAAATTGCAATTATTGATGGTTCTACTGTTAAGTCTGTTGGAGAACATAC